AGGGAGACCGTACGCCCGCTAAAAAAACACATCCACACTTGAACGATTTGAGGTGAGCCATGGCGAATCATCGGCTTCCGCTTGGAAAGGCCAAGTTGACGGGCGCGGCGGCGAAGAACCCGCAAAGGTATCGGGACGCGGCTGACCCTGTATCGTCCGGGCCGGTCGGTGACGCCCCTGATTGTTTGAATGCCGCGCAGAAAAAGGCGTGGAATGATTTTCGGCTTCGGTGGTCCTGGCTGACGGCAGACGACGAGGTGGCGTTGATTGGTCTTTGTCAGATGCGGGCGGATATTGAGGATCGAGGCGTCGAGAAGAACGCAGCAATGTACACGGCTTATCGTCTGATGCTTTCTGAGTTTGGCGGGACGCCTGTTTCGCGGTCCAAGATTTTCCAGCCGAAAGACGACAAGGCCGATGATCCCTTTGCGGACTTTGCGAATTGAGTCACGCCGATATTGCCCACGGATATGCGCGGGCGGTCGTGGCTGGACAGATTCCGGCTGGCAAGCTGGTCGTGCAGGCGTGCCAGCGTCAGCTTGATGATTTGGCGAACCCGCCACACGGGTATCATTTTGATGAGGCGCTGGCCGGAAGGGTCTGCAAGTTTGTTGAGTTATGCCCTCACATTAAGGGGGCGCTGGCGAGGCAAGAGAAGTTGCTTACGTTGGAGCCTTGGCAGGTGTTTATCCTGTCTACGGTGTTCGGGTGGGTTGATAGCAATGGAAACCGCCGCTTCCGCCGGGCTTACACAGAGGTTCCACGGGGAAACGGCAAGTCGTCTCTTTCGTCTCCGCTGGGGCTGTACGCCTTGGCGCTGGACGGCGAGGCAGGGGCAGAGGTTTACAGCGCCGCCACAACGCGTGACCAGGCGCGAATTGTGTTCAGAGACGCGCAGGCTATGGCGCGCAAAATGGAAGGTTTCCGAAATCGTTTCGGCGTGACGGTTCCGGCGCAGGCCATTGTGCAAGAGGCAACGGCGTCCAGCTTCAAGGCGCTTTCTGCGGACGGCAACACGCTTGACGGTCTGAACATTCACATGGCGATTGTGGACGAGCTACACGCTCACAAGACGCCAGACGTTTACGAGGTTTTAGAGACGGGTTTAGGCAAGCGACCGCAATCTCTGCTATGGCTGATTACGACGGCCGGCACAAACAAGCACGGCGTTTGCTACTCGGTGCGGGGCGACGTTGTTCAGATCCTTTCAGGTGCCATCGAGGGCGCATACGCGGAAACGACTTTCGGAATCATCTATTCGACAGATGATGGCGACGACCCATACGACGAAGCGACGATCAGGAAAGCAAATCCAAATTACGGCGTGTCAGTCGATCCGGCGCACATCATGCAGCTTGCCGACAAGGCGCGGCGCAACCCAACAGCGCGTGCGAACTTCTACACCAAGCACTTAAACAGGTGGGTGGATGCCAATTCTGCGCTTTTCGACACGGAACATTGGCGGCGCGGTGAAGACAAGACACTGAATGAGGATGACTTTGCCAGCGATGAAAGCGTTATCGCGCTGGATCTGGCGTCAAAGATCGACATTGCCGCGAAGGTGAATGTTTACCGGCGCGGCACGGGCGCGGATGCGCATTATTACGTTTTTCCAACGTTCTACTTGCCACGCGCAGCAATCGAAAATGACGTTCACCCGATGTTTCGGCCTTGGGAAATGCAGGGCGATATGACGGTTACAGCGGGCGAGACAACTGACTTTTCTGTGATCGAGGATGAAATCAGGATTGAAGCGCCAGGACGTAACGTTGTCGGCGTTTCGATTGACCCGTGGCAAGGCCAGCAAATGTTGCAAAACCTGCAACGCGATGGACTGCCAGCGAAAGAATACAAAATGAACGTCGGCACAATGAGTGAGGCGACGAAAACGCTTGATGCGCTGATGCGCGAAGGGCGGATTCATCACACGGGCAACGCCGTTCTAAATTGGATGATCGGCAATGTCGTAGGCCACTACGACGCCAAGGATAACGTATATCCGCGCAAGGAATTGCCGGGCAACAAGATCGACGGCGCGGTGGCGCTGATTATGGCAATCGGAACGTTTCTGAAAGATCAGGACGTTGGTGGCTCATATCTGAACGATTCAGGACTGATGGTGCTTTAATGTTCGAATTTCTGAAAAAAAGTGCTGTTGTTCCTTTGGATCGCCTGGCGGAGTTGTCAGGTTGGCTTGGGTGGGGCACCGCTTCGGGCGGCGTCGTGAACGAACACACTGCAATGGACGTAACCGCTGTTTTTTGTGCGGCGCGTGTGATTGCAGAGGGGTGTTCACAGATACCAGTTCGGGTGCTCAAGGACGATAATTCTAGCCTACATCGTCGCAGCGAGGTCCTGGCAGACCATTGGGCGCACAAGTTGCTGGCAGTGGCACCAAACGAATGGCAGACCAGTTATGAGTTTCGTGAAGGCATGTTCATGCAGGCCGCTATGGGACGCGGAGCAATCGCGATCAAGAACACAGTAGGTAATGAGGTTAGAGAACTATTGCCTGTTCCTGCTGGAAGTTGGTCAGTGCGGCAAGAGAGAGACTACAGGCCAATTATTACCGTGCACTATGCTGACAAAACGCACGGAGAATTTACGTTAGACCAAGTTTTCTACATGCGCGGTCCGTCGCTAAACGGTTTTGAGGGCCTGCCAGCAATTCGCGCCGCCCGTGAGGCTATCGGACTTTCGCGGGCGTTGGAAAGACAGCAGGCAAGGCTTGCCGGGAATGGCGGAAAACCTTCAGGAGTTTTGTCATTCGGTCAGCCTCTCAAGGATGAATCGCGAAAGCGGTTAGCTGAGACATGGAAAGAAAAATACGGTCCTGATGGTGAAGGCGGGATTGCTATTCTTGATGGAGAGGCAAAGTTCAGCAGCATTACAATGACGAGTGTTGACGCCCAATATATTGAGACGCGCCGCATGCAGATAGAAGAGATCGCGCGGGCGTTTCGGGTTCAGCCCATCATGCTAATGCAATCCGATAAGGCTGCGACTTTTGCAAGTGCTGAGCAGATGTTCCGAAATCATGTGATCCACACACTTGGTCCATGGATGGTTAGGTTTGAGCAGGCGGCAAACCGTGACATTTTGCGAAACGCAAAAGGCCTTCGCGTCGACCTTCAGGAGCGTGGCTTGCTGCGCGGCGATTTTAAAGATCAGGCGGATTATTACACTAAGGCACTTGGTGCGGGTGGTTCGCGCGCTTGGATGAGCACAAATGAGGTGCGAGCTGAGCGTGATATGAACCCAATCAACGAACCATGGGCTGACGAAGTGCCGCGTGGGGCAATGGAGCAAGATCATGGAAACGAAGAAACTACCGTTTGAGGTAAAAGCCGAAAACGATGGCACGATCACTGGTTACGGGTCGGTTTTTGGCGTCAAGGATCAGGGCGGCGATATCGTGGAAAAGGGCGCTTTTGCTGCGTTTCTTAGCGGTTCATCTATGCCTAAGATGCTGTTTCAGCACGATCCCTCGCAAGTTATTGGCGTCTGGGATGAGGCGTCAGAGGATGAAAAGGGGCTGCGACTTCGTGGTCGCTTGGCGCTGAAAACCCGGCTCGGCGCAGAAGTACACGAATTGATGAAAATGGGGGCATTTGATGGCCTTTCCATTGGCTACCGGGTCACAGACGAGGTTCGCGAAGGCGGCGCGCGATTGATCAAGGCAGCAGAGTTATGGGAGGTGTCCGCTGTGACCTTTCCGATGAACAAAGAGGCTCGTATTGATGCGGTTAAGGCCGCTGAAATGACGCCTCGTGAGATTGAACGGATTCTTACGCAGGACGCTAAGTTTTCTCGTTCATTTGCTCGCTCCCTCATGGGGAGTGGGTTGAAGTCGGCCCAAGCCATGCCGGACGCTGGCGGGTTGGATGAAGTGGCGGCGCTGTTCAAGGCGCGGCTTTCCTGAAATCAGCCGTGAGCAACTGCCAAAGGCGGTATGTTCCCTCACATGGAGATATGAAAAATGGCTGACATTGAAGAACTGAAAAAAATCGCAGAGGAGGGCAATAAAACCCTGCATGAGCTGCGTGACGTCGTGGAGCAGAAAGCAAATTCTTCCGATGTGGTTGACCTTGACACGCTGAAAAAAGCGAAGTCTGAATTTGCTGAACAGCTCAAGAAAGAGCAGGATGCAAACGCGGAATTGAAAGCGCGCATTGAGGCGGTCGAAACCAAGGGCAATCGCCCGAACGCGCCTGATGCAGCAGCCGAGCTTGAGTCGAAGAATTTTGACGGCTACCTGCGAGGCGAAATTGGCGAATCCGAATACAAAGCTATGGCAACAAACTCGCAAGCTGATGGCGGTTTTCTGATTTCACCGACGATGTTGTCGGGCATTCAGAAGCGGTTGCGTCGCACTTCGCCAATTCGACAGATTGCGTCTGTCTACACTGCTGAAACTCTTGAAATTCTCGTTGAGCGTGACGACGCGGGATACGAATGGTCAGGGGAAACGCAGGCACGCAACGAAACTGGCACTCCCACAATTCACAAAATCAGTATCCCGACGCATGAGCTTTCGGCCAAGCCAAAGCAAACGCAGAAAATGTTGCAAGAAGCAGGATTTGATGTTGGTTCCTGGCTTGAGGCTCATGTTGGCGACAAATTCAGCCGCGCAGAGGCCACCGCATTTGTGTCTGGTAATGGCGTGTCTCAGCCCAAAGGTTTTTTGAGCTATGCCAGTTCGGCAACGGCAGACGATTCGCGCGCTGTTGAGACGCTTCAATTCCGTGCAACAGGTGTATCCGGTGCGTTCGCGTCTTCAAATCCAGCGGATGTTCTCGTTCGGACGTTCTATGACCTTCAGGGGCCATATCAGGAAAATGCTTCGTGGATGATGAAGAGCACAACGGCGGCTGAGGTTGCTGTTTTGAAAGACGGTGATGGCACGTTGCTTTTGCAATCTATCATCAATGGCGCTGGAGCAATCACTCGCACGGTTCAGGGGCGTCCTGTTGTCATTGCCGAAGACATGCCCGCAATCGGCGCGAACAGTCTTTCAATCGCGATTGGTGACTTTTCTGCATACGCGGTTGTTGATCGTGAAGGCACCCGCGTTTTGCGTGACCCGTATTCTGCAAAGCCTTACGTCCAGTTCTACACAACAAAAAGTGTAGGCGGCGGCGTTACCGATTTTGATGCAATCAAGCTGATCAAATTCGCAGCGTAATCAGGCCAGAAGGAGAATAAGCCAATGGCTAACAAAGACAAAATGACCGAAAAGCAGATTGCCCACGGGATTTCTGCAACGCTTTCCGGGGCTACGCCCGCGACTGGCAACATTGTGGACATGAGCGGGTTCAACGCCGTGACGTTCGCCGTGCAGACAGGAGCTGTAACAGATGCTGGCGCAGCGGCTGGTTTCAGCATCAAGTTGCAGCATTCCGCAACTACGGCTGATGCTGATTTTGCAGACTGCGCTACAGCCGACATGGTTGGTGGCACCGCGTCACTTTCTGTTACATCTGACAGCGACGATAACGTGGCTGTTGGGATGCTCGGATATATTGGCATCAAGCGATATGTGCGCGCCGTAGCTACGGGCACCACCGGCACAAATGCGGTTGTCAATGCTGTAGCGGTCAAAGAATGCGGGCATTATGCGCCGTCCGACCAGGCGGCTACAAATGTAGCTGCAACTTAACGGGCATAAAGCAGAGGGCGGTTTTGGTCGCCCTCTGCTGAATTTGGAGGAAAATAGCATGGCTAAGTTGTCTGAGAATTATTTCGCTGTGCCGCCAGGGGAAATATATCCTGTTTGGTTCAGCGCGGGAACTGAAGTTTCCGGCGAACTTGAAGAGATGGCTAAGCGTGATGGAAAGATCGCCCCAAAAGGTATGAAGCGTTCGGGCAAGGCCCATCTGCAAGCGCCGGAGAGTAAGTGATGAATGGGCGTTTTCGCCGTGATGTTACGGCGCATGACGGCGGATTTTTGGGTCGCGTGACTGCTCCTGCGACGCGAATAATCTCGACCGCCGATGCAAAGCGGCATTGCCGTATCGAGCATGACGACGACGACGCTGAAATTTCCAGTTTTGTTGCGGCGGTTGAGGGCCACCTAGACGCCCAGAATGGGATTCTGGGCCGTGCACTTATTACGCAGACGTGGCGGCTTAATTTGAATGGTGCGCCTTCTGGTAATATCTTGCGGCTGGCGTTCCCGCCTGTGCAAAGCGTGACTGAAATCAAATACATTGACGCCAGCGGGGTGGAGCAAACTTTCGCTGCGTCAAATTATCGGGTTATCTTGGCGGGCGATGATCCATTTATTGAGCTGGTTAACGGCGCTTCATGGCCAACCGTGCAAAACAGATCTGGGGCGTTGTGGGTCAATTTTGTAGCCGGATATGGTGACAGCGCGTCCGACGTTCCCGCTGATCTTATCACGGCTGCAAAGATGCTGTTGGGGCATCTGTATGAAAACAGAGAAGCGGTTCAAGATGGTCGCGCTTCATCGGTTCCGTTCTCTTTCGAGGCTATGGCTTCGCCATTTCGGGTTGATCGTTTCTGATGGCTAAGGCGGGCAAACTACGCGAGCGAATTACGATTGAGCGCCGCGATGAAAGTGTAATAGACGACTACGGCAACGCCACGGGCGCATGGGTGTCGGTTGCTACCCGGTATGCGGATATTCGCGAAATGACTGGCAAAGAGGCGATTGAAAGTGGCGTTTTGATGGAGGTCAGTCCGGCCACAATTCGCCTGCGAAGCGATAGTGTGACAAGGGCAATTACAACCGCTGACCGCGTGCAGGCGCGCGGGGTTGTGTGGAATATCGAAGCAACAACAGAGCTGGACGCAAAGCGCCGCATGATCGAGCTTCGCGTCGTGAAAGGGGTTGCCGAATGAATTTCTTGCGTAAGGCCTTTGAGGATTTGGGATATGACACGGCATCACGGGTGGCTGTAATCGTGCGCGCTGTAACAGGTTTGTCGTTGTGTGCGCTTGCCGTGGCCGCTTGCATCAAAGTTATTTGGTTCATGTGATGAAGGTTATAGGGGCGGCGAAGCTGACAAAGCAGCTAAAGTCCCTTCCGCCAAAGCAGCGCGGCTATGTCGTCAAGGCTCTTTCGAAGAGTGCCGACGAGGGTGTCAAGGTGGCGCGAACGCTGGTTCCCGTTGACCAGGGGGAATTAAAGGCGGGCATTCATAAAAAATCGCAAGATGAAGGCATGACAGTTTCGGTGGAGGCTGCGCCAGCCGCAAAGGAGGCACAGATCAAGGCGAAGGCGGTTGAATTTGGCCGTAAGAAAGGGGTGCGCGGCACGACTGAGCCAAACCCCTACATGCGACGCACGCAGGCGTACCTTGCAAAGCGCGTCAAGGGCCGGATCAAGAGGGCCATTCGAAAAGCGGCAAAAGAGGTGGTGTCATAATGGCCGATGGTTTTTCCCTTGCCATTCAAAAGGGCGTCCGTGCGGCCTTGGTTGCTGATGCTGGTGTTTCCGCACTTGTGGGTGTGCGCATTTATGACGAGCCGCCAAGCGATGCGGTTTTTCCGTATCTCCGCTTTGGTGATATCAGCCCTTCCGCAGCGGACACAGACAGCACAGAAGGCGCAGAGGTGCAAATCGGCATCGAGGCGCATTCACGATCTTTGGCAGGCCGTGTCGAGGCTGTGCGGATGGTGGAGGCGGTTAAAGCCGCCCTGCATCGTCAGGAAGCGTCGGTTACGGTTGCAGGCTTCAATCTTGTCGAGCTTATTTATCAAACATATGCGGCCACGCGCGACCCAAGCGGGCGCGGATACACCGCCACGATATCTTTGCGAGCAATCGCAGAGGACGCCTAACCCCGTGCCTTAGGCAAGCACTTGGCCGAACGTCGTGAGACGTACAGTCCCTTAGCAGGAGCCTACCAAAATGGCTAAACAACTTGGGCGGGCAATGCTCGTCAAAATCGGTGATGGTGCGGGCGGCAGTGAGGTTTTCACGCCTCTTTGCGGCCTCAACTCCAAGACAATCACAATCAACCGCACAAGCATCGACGCAACAACCGCTGACTGCACAACGCCTGGCGGCGCGCTGTGGCGCGAAACTTTGTCCGGTCTGCAAAGCATCGACATTTCTGGAGACGGTATTTTCGAAGATGAGACGGCAGAAACCCGCCTCCACACGATTGCGATGGCTGCGGATAATGTCGTGAATCTTGAAATCGTTGTGCCTGATTTTGGCACATATGCTGGCGCTTTCCGGGTGACAAACCTTGAGTTTTCGGGCGAGACAGAAGGCGCTTTGACCTTCTCTACCTCGTTCGAAAGTACCGATGCAGTCACGTTCACGGCGGCTTAATGGACATATTGAGCGATGCGCTTCGTGGTGGCGTTTCCGAGGAAATCGGAGGCGCTACCCACACATTCATGCTCAGAAATGCTGAAATTGAGCGTTTTGAAGACAAGCACCGTGGCATCTATGACCTTTGGGACGGCTTCTACGGCGCTTCTGTCAAGCCAACCTCTTCGGAGGTCAAGAGCTTGCTTGCGCTTGGCCTTGTTGGCGCTGGAAAGCCCACCCAAGAGGCGCAAGCGGTCATATCTAGCCTCACCCCTGCGGACCTTATGCGCGGCTATCAGATTGCGCAGGCCATGCTAGGCGCGGCGTTTATCCCAGATCTTGCCGAGGCTGCGGATTCCGAAGAAAAAAAGGACCAGCCCCGAAGCGGTGGAACGTCAGGGGCCTGATTAAGAAAGCGGCAGGCATTGGCCTAAAGCCTGCTGATGTTCGGGAAATGACGCCCGGCGACATTGGTCTTTTCTTCGCAGGTTGGGTCGAAGCCAACTCCCCACCTAAACCCGGTTCCAGCGCACCTTCGCGTGACGAATACGAAGATTTGAAGAGGCGTTTAGATGGCGGTAACGGCTGAACAGCTCAACATCATATTCACGGCAAGGGATCGTGAGTTTTCACGGTCAATAGACCGTATGACGAAGAAAATCCGCAGATTTGAGCAAACATCTTCGCGCGGCCTGTCAAGAACGGGCCGAACATTCTCAAATTTGGGGCGAACTGCGAAAACAGCAGGCCCGGCGCTTGCGTCTGCGATACCTGCGGCGGCTCCGATTGCTGCATCGGCAAGCGCAGTTCTTTTGCTTTCCAGCGCCTTTGCTTCCGCTGTTCAGAATGGCGACAAGCTAAGGCTGCTTGAGGGGCGAATTGAGGCCATAACCGGGAGTGCCGCGCAGGCAAAATCGGGCGTCGCTGGGCTTGCCGAAATTGCCTTCGAAACAGGTTCCTCCATCGACGGTGCTGCATCTGCGTTCACACGATTTACGCAGGCTTCAAAAAGTATTGGCGCAACCCAAAAACAGACACTTCAGTTAACAGATACTATGCTGAAGCTGGGGCGCATCGGTGGCGGCACTGAGCAAGAATTAACCGCTGGCGCGGTACAAATGTCTCAGGCTCTGGCGTCTGGCCAGCTTCGCGGCGATGAGCTGCGGTCGGTGATGGAAAACTTGCCACTTGTTTCAGAGGCACTTGCTGAATCGCTTGGTGTAAATATTGGCCAGCTTAGGGAAATGGCAGAAGCGGGTGAGCTGACCAGTCGTCGCGTGTTTGACGCTCTTTTGTCTAAGTCCGAAGAAACCAATCAAAGATTTAAGCAGTTGCCGCTTACGGTGGAAGTTGCTTCAGGTCGCATGTCCGCTGCGTGGGGCATGTTTACCGCTGGCATAGATGAATCACTTGGCCTTTCCGCAAGGTTGGCGGGCGTTTTGGACGGAATTGCGGATCGGCTTGATCGCGCCAGTGCTAAAGGCATTAAAGGCATCGACTTCGAGATAGAGGATGTCGAGAAACGTATTGAAGCACTGCGGGTACCTTCGTTCAAAGGGGTTGGCAGTCGCGATACTGAAACTGGTCTAAATGCAAAAATTGAGGCGTTGAAAAAAGAGCGAGCAGCCCTTGTCAAGTTCAACGCTGACAAAGAGGCAGCCGAAGCGCGCATATCTGGGGCATCGGCTCTCGCATCCAGCAAGGTTGGTGCAGAGCTGTTCCGAAACAACCAGCTTCGTGAGCGTGAACTTGCGCTTATGGCCGACAAAGAGCGTGCGATCCTAAAGGCGCAAGACGCTGCTGAGGCTTCACTCAGGCAGCGCGCGCCATTGGTGACAGATCAAGACGTTGAGCGGGCGCGAAACTTCGCGAAGCAAACCGTTTTGATGCAGCAGGCACGGGCGAAGTCAGGTCGGGCGTCGGTTGATCAGGAAGCCGAGTTTTATAGCGTGATGGAAGGTCAGCTGGATGTATTGCGCATCCGCGATGCACTCGTTGGAAAGACGTCTAGCCAACAAGCCGAAATATTGACGCGCGAGCGCCTGATATCAGAGGCAAGACGCCGAAACATCCCAATAAATGAGGACATACAGTTTCAGATAGACCAGCAGGCCGAAACCGTTGGCGAACTTACAGAATTGGTCGTTAAGGCAGAGGAGGCCGAGAAGAAACGGGCGGACGCTATAAGGGAGTCAAAGCAGGAATCGGAAAAACTAAAAGACGCCTCACAAAGGGCTAATGAAAACCTGGCATCTGGCCTTACAAGGGCGGCTCTTCAAGCGGATTCATTGGGAGATGCGCTGAAAAAGGTCGGCATCCAGTTGATCGAAATTGCTGCAACTTC